CCGAATATTTTTATTAAAAAGTTGAGAGTAGCCTGTAAGTAAACTGAAAATTTTGAATTTTAAAGTTAGCATATTGGATATTCAACGATGTGAGGTGGGAAGAAATACCTAAGAAACCCACTACGCGTCCGTACGAAACGGTAGGCGCCATCTAATGTGATGAATATGTGTACAGTTATGAATGAAACTTCTCTAGCCAAGCCAAGTCCATGTCCTCATAATCCTCTTCCAGTAGTTTCCACGACACCTCTGCCGCTTCGCTCCGCCGGTACGCCTTCAGCGCACGGTTAACTTTCTCTACTGTCCGTTCGTAATAATCTTTTCCATGGTGGTACGCAAATCTTTGCAAGTCCTTGAGGTTCGACATAAGTGCATCCATTTCTCTCGGAGTTTTCCTAATCCAGTTGGCCATTTCAGTGATGGTAGTCTCTTCAATAGGGGCCATGAGGTAGCGTGTGTGCATCGGATGCCGCACAAACTTCCTCTTCAAAAAGGTTGCTCCGTTTTCCAGGGGTTCACTGTCAGGGACTTCACCACCTCTCTTCATAGCGTCAGTGTAGGTTATGCCATGCTCTGCAAAATGCTTCTGCAGAGTATTGAAATTGAACCAAGCAAGAATGCTCGGGATAATCGCAATCAAATGGTCATCTCCATAACAACTGACTTCCATACTGTCCTGAGGTCTTATTTCAACAGACGGCCTTAAGGTGTAAAAGGCAGTAAGGATGTACAACGCATTGCACAAAGAATTCAGGTCAGCTGTGATCGCCATTCCAGAGGGGAGGCCTTGTGTTTTCAGTACCACAGTATTTCCGTAGATCGTATAACATCTAATCACGTCTGATATTAAGATTTGACGTATGACGTCGTCAACTGGACTCCAGTCGCCAACGCCCCACTCTTGGTACCATTGGTTGATTACTCTGACAGCTCGCATCATGATCTCCGGGTCTAATTTCCCATCCCACTGTTTGTAGTCTCCAGCAATGACGTTCCCGCCGAAACGGTTCAGTCTTCTGAACAACGCGCTCCACTGCGGTCCTTCGGGGTCAATTCCTACTGCACTGTGTCCTTCTACACACCTCGCATTCATAGTGGATACAAAAGCACCGAAGTACTTTCTCACCATCATCGTATGAGGCAGGGACATACAGTCAAACAGTCGGGTCTGGCCTGTCAGAACTTTAGCTAGCTTGCGCCGCTCGTCTTTCAAGTTGGAGTAGGTCACAAGAAAAGTCCTTTTGCGATTGCGCAAGTTCTCTTCATAGTTATCTACATCTTGTCTTAGTATGGGGTCTCGGATCCGATAGACTATGTCATCTTCATCTTCAGGGTCGTTCTCGTTCTCGAAGAGGAAACGTTTTCCTTTTGTTCCAAAGTAAGGGTTCTTCAGCCGTTTATGTGGCCAACCCGCACTCGTCAACATGTTGAGGCGCGTATATCCCCAAGCGCGGACGCCGTTGATCGCTTCACTTTCGGTCAGCTTTCTGGCAATCCCGCCAAGGGGTCGCACCAACAGAAGGATGCTTAGCATGTATCTCACAGCCAACTCTACCGCTCTTGGATGGAACGGCTTTGTCGGCTCCGAGTACTTCTTCGCACCTTCGTTGAGGGGGGTATACTCTGGATTTTCCTGGAGCTCAAGCATGAGTCTAGGATCTCTCTTCGTTTTGACGCTTGGCCCAGTCTCTACTGGGAAAACGCCATGAATCGGGGACGGTCTGATGTCTGTCTTATTGCATACTCTCTCTTCCCATCCATTCTTCAAGGTTGCCACGTACTCCATGTCACCCTCGGGGTAAACCGACAGTGCTTTCTCATACGGGTCAAAGGTAGAAATCTCTGAAGTCGGAA